TAACAAATCAATTTGCTCAATATGAATTATGTTTTGGTAATCGTTTCTATATCAATCCTGCTGGTTTTAATATCAAGAGCACTGGATTTACAATTAATGGATTTAATCAAGTTGCTTATTTAACAGATGTACCAAATAAAAATGCCAGTGGCAATCTTGATGGAAGTATGAAAGGCACTCTCAGTGTTGTTTACAAAAATAATAAGAGACAACAGATTGTTTTGATTAAAGATGCTGGTGTAGTTGACTATATGAAGGGTGAAGTTATATTGAATACGATTAATATTACATCTACGGTATCACAAAATAACATTGTTGAGGTACAAGCTTTCCCTGAATCAAATGATGTTGTTGGTTTGAAAGATTTATATCTCAGTTTTGATGTTTCAAATACTACAATAAATATGAATAAGGATGTAATTGCTTCAGGTGAAGATGTTTCAGGAATTGTATTTACAAGAGATTACTACACATCAAGTTACTCTAACGGAGATTTAGAGAGGAAATAATTTATGTCAAATATTGACAAAAGAGTCAAAGTCAATACTATTATTGAGAATCAGTTGCCAGAGTATGTGGTAACTGATTTTCCTAATGCCACTGAGTTTTTAAAACAATATTATATTTCACAAGAATTTCAAGGTGGTGCAAGTGATTTAATTGGTAATTTAGATCAATATCTAAAGTCTGATAATTTAGTTCCAGAGGTTGTGGTAGGTCTTACAACATCGTCTGCAGCAATATCGGTTTCTGATACAACTATTACAGTTCCAAGTACAAAAGGTTTTCCATCTGAGTATGGTTTACTCAAAATTGATGATGAAATCATTTCATACACAGGTATTACATCAACATCATTTACTGGGTGTATTCGTGGTTTTAGTGGAATAACAGGTTATAACGTTGGTATATCTTCATCTCTACTTGAGATAAATCGAGAAAGTCTTATTTTTAATGAAACTACTGCATCAGAGCATAGTTCAGGTGCGAGTATACAAAATTTATCAGTTTTATTCTTACAAGAGTTTTACAAAAAATTAAAGAGAACATTTTTACCAGGTCTTGAGGATGAAAAATTTTCTGATGATTTAGATGTTGGTAATTTTTTCAAATTTGCTCGTTCTTTCTATGAGTCAAAAGGTGTTGAAGAATCAATCAAAATCTTGTTTAAAGTATTATTTGGGGTTGAATCAAGAATACTTGACTTAGAAGGAAACTTAATAAAACCATCTGATGCTGAATTTATTCGTCGTGAAGTCGTTGTTGCAGATTTGATAACACCAACTGGTAATCCACAAAACTTAACTGGTCAAACAATATTCAAATCAACTGATACTGCAACAAATGCATCAGTATCAGAGGTTGAAATTATAAAGAGAGATGGAAAGAATTATTTTAAGATAGCATTATTTGTTGGTTTTAGTGACCGTGATTTGATTGAAGGTGTTTTTTCTGTACCAGGAAGTACAAAAGTTCTTGATAAAGTAGATGCTGGTGCAACCATAATCAATGTTGACTCTACTGTTGGATTTGGAACAACTGGTACTATCATCAGTGGTGCAAACTCTCATGTTGATTATACATCAAAATCAATAAATCAGTTCTTTGGATGCACTGGTATAGGAGTTGGTATAGGGACAGCAGATGATGTGAGAGCAGATGAAACAATATTTGGTTATGAGAATGGTGATTTATCGAAAAGAATTGATTTAAGAATCACTGGTGTATTATCAGAGTTAGTACCTATCACAGATATAAGTTTAATTAACGAGGGAGAAAACTTCTTTGTAAAAAATATTGGTGAAAAAATAGAGAATAGTAAAGAAAATTACAAACAAATTTTTGCTAATTCATGGATTTATAACACAAGTTCTAGATTCCAAGTTGAAATTACTGGTTCTACATTTAAATTAAGAACTATCATTGATAAATCGTCTCTAAAAGTAGGAGATAGATTTGATATTCTTAAAAGAAATGAACAAGTAATCGCTGGAAGTGGTACTGTTGCTAGTATTGATGTTGGATTAAATCAAATAACTGCATCAAATATCGCTGGATTTACTCAAGTAGCAAATCAAGAATATGATATTCGTAGAATAGTTGAAAAGGTAAGTAGTAGTGCAGTAACTATTAAAGAGGGAAATGATAATATTATTGCAGATACATTAAGTGTTTATGTAGATGGAAACCAAGATGGTTATGTTGCGTCAAACTCCCTGCCTAGTTATGACATAACAACTAATATTATTGAAGAAACTATAACAGGTGGAACTGCAGCAAATTTAGATGGATTCAATCCACTTAATAGTAAGTATAGTTTTATCAAGTTTACTCCTCCACCAAACACAGATATAAAATTTATTCAAGGTGATCCTGTTGTTTATCAACCAAGTGGAGGTGCATTAGTTGGATTAGACACAGGAAGAACATATTTTGTTGACCCAGTTCTACCAGGTCCAAATCAGAATATATCTAAAATTAGATTATTTAATTCCACAGCACAAATTGGATCTGCAAGCACTGTGCAAGTTGGACCAACAACATCAACAACTGATGTTCATAGATTTGTTTTGCAGAGACATCAAAGTAGAGAATTAGTCGCAGATAAAATTTTAAGAAAAATCCCTCTATCTCAAAATTTATTTGTTAGTTCAAATCAAGATATACCAACGAATGACATAGGTATATTGATAAATGGAGTTCAGATAAGATCTCCTATTTCAGATAATCAGATATTTTTTGGTCCTCTTGAATCAATTGATTTGTTAAACGGGGGAACTGGTTATGATGTGGTCAATCCACCTATTGTTGGTATTGAAACAAGCACTGGAGTTGGTGCTGCTGTTGAACCGATAATAAGAGGAACAGTAAAAGACGTATTTGTTGACCCTCAAGAATTTGATATTAGTGCTGTTACTAACATTTCACTAACTGGTGGTAATGGTACTGGGTGTGTTTTACAACCAATTTTAGGAAATAGAAATAGATTTTTAGAATTTGATAGTAGAGATGTATTCTTCAATGGTGGAGTTGATATTGTAAATGAAACAATAACATTTAAAACCGAACATAATTTAGACGATGGTGAGTTAGTTTATTATAATTCTAATGGAAATGATCCAATTGGTATTGGAACTGCGTATGATCCTGCAAATCAAGTTGATACAACACTATCTGATGGTTCTCCATATTTTGTTAGAGTAGTAAATCCATCAACTGTTAGAATTTTCAATAGTAAAAATGATGCAATATTCGGAACTACTGGTATCAACACGGTAGGATTATCAACAGACACATCTGCAAGTGGTATTCATAGATTCAGAACAGAAAATAAAAATACTTTAGTTGCAATAAAGGTGCTTGAGAGTGGTTCTGGATATACACATCGTAAATTAAGAGTCAAACCAACTGGTATATCAACATCTTTGAATGTTGTAACATTTAAAAATCATGGATTTGAAAGTGGTGAAATTGTAGAATATTCAGCTGAAACAACAGCGATACAAGGTTTAACAACAACATCTTCATATATTGTTAAAAAATTAACTGATAGTACTTTCCAACTAGCAGATGCTGGTATTGGTGGAACATCAACTGTGGATTATGATAGAGGAAAATATGTTAATTTTTCATCTTCAGGTGATGGATTTCAGATATTCAACTATCCAAAGATAAAAGTTAACATAGAAGTTTCATTCGGCTCAACTGTAACAGGCACTATCGTAGCAACACCAGTTGTTACTGGTGAATTAATTGGTGGATATCTTTATGAAGAGGGAACTAATTATGGTTCAGTCACATTAGATAAGGAAGTTGTACCCAAAGTTGAGATTCAAAACGGTAAATTTGCTGAATTTAAACCTATAATTGTAAATGGTAGAATACAAGATGTTGCAGTTGTAAACAGAGGGAGGGAATATAATTCTGCACCTGAACTTAGAGTGACTTCTACTGGTGGAGGAGCAGGTGCTATTGTGAGAGCTGTTATTGAAAATGGTCAAGTTATAGATGCTATTGTAACGAATACTGGAATTGGATATAGTAGTGTATCGACAGAGGTTAGAGCATTTTCAAGGGGAAGTAATGGTTCTTACACTGCAAGAGTTAGAAGTCTAACTTTAAATAATACACATAGATTTGGCGATTCTTTCTTATCAACAAAAGATAATAGTTTAAGATTTAGTATACTTGGATATTCTCAGGACATTGCAAATAATTTTGAAAATACTTTTACCATCAATTCAAACGGTGAATTTAATCAAATAATTGGACACTCACCAATTATTGGATGGGCATATGATGGGAATCCAATTTATGGACCTTTTGGATATTCAGATCCTAACAACATAAACTCTGACTTAAAAATTATTACTCCATCATATGTTACTGATATAAACAGAGTACCTAATCGTCCAGCAGGTTATTCTGCAGGATTTTTCGTAGAGGATCATGTTTATAATGGTACTGGAGACTTAGATATTCATAATGGAAGATTTGGCAAAACCCCAGAATTTCCAAATGGAGTTTATGCTTACTTTTCAACAGTTGGATTAGGAACAAATACAAATAAACTAGAAGGAATATATCCTTATTTTATTGGTAATACTTATCGTTCACCATTTATCACTGAGAATCAATTACTTAATCAAGACTTTGATTTCAATGGATCAGGGTTAAGAAGAAATACTCTACCATATAATGTTGATGAAAAATTTTCTGGTAATGATTTTGTTATTGAATCGTACGAAAAAATAAGACAAGTATCTAAAATTGAATCTGTAACTGAGGGTGGTGTAGATGGCATTACAATCTTAAATGGTGGGGAAGGATATAAGGTTGGAGACCTTACAGAATTTGATGATGAAGGAACAGGAGGTTCAGGATTCCGTGCAGAAGTAAATGAAATAGTAGGTTTAGGAGTTTCTCGTATTGATACAACACTCACAAGTTTTGAAAACGTAGTTTTTGAATGGAAAAGTGGAAATGAAGTTGTTGCAAACTATCTTCCTTTCATAGAATTAAATGATCAAGATTCAGTATCAGTATCAGGATTAAGTAGTTCAATAGTTAATTTAACAAATTCATTTAATGTAGGTGTTAAAACTGATAGAGTAGGTTTAGCAAAAAGCATGACTATCGGGTCTGTTGGTGGATTAATACAAGACATATATGTAACACAAATTCCTAATTCAGTCGCTATTGGAGGTTCTCTAAGAGTAGGTTCAGGTAATGTAAACAATGCTAGTGATATTGAAACATTACAAGTATTAAATGTTTATCCTTTAAGAAAAGTAATTAGAGTTTTAAGACATGTAGGTATCGCTCATACACTTGGATCAAATATCGATGTTTTAAATAATCAAATTAGTATTCCTGTTCAAACTAAAAAATTTGATTCAGAAATCAATGATGTTATATTCTTTAATGGACCACAATCAGTTGGTGTAGGAACAACATCAGGTGGTGCAATAAGTGTAGATCGAACAATTGGAGAGATTGTAGAAAGAACTGCCATACCCACTAGAACCATACATATTCCTAATCATCCATTCAAAACAGGTCAAAAGTTAGAATTACATAAGAGAGTTGGAGCAAACCGTTTTGATGTGGGTCGTACACCATTAGTCACTGAATTTAAATTACCATTTTTGGGTACAAATTCAACTGAAGTGTATGTAATCGATAAAGGTGAGAATAATATTGGTTTAGTTACTACTAGAGTAGGGATTGGTAGTACAAGTGAAGGGTTGTTTTTCTATAGTAAGGGTTCACTAACAGGTATTTCTTCAGGTTTATATAATCTACAAACAACAAAAGATCAAGTAACTGGTAATATTGATAAAATTATTACGACTGTATCTACAAACGTATCAGCTGCAAATACAACAACTCATAATTTAGTTGAAGGTGATATTATTAAACTTGATGTAGTTCCTAATCTTAATGTTGGTCTTGGTAATACATTACCCATATCTGTGAATTATAATGAAGCATTTGAAAAGTTAATTATAAATCCAATTCAATTCACTGCTGCAGATGTTGAAACAAATCAAATAGATTTAGTTGATCATGGTTTTGAAACTGGTGATAAAGTATTCTATGATGGTGGAGCAACTGGTTTAAGTACAGGAACATATTTTATAAACAAAGTAAGTAGTAGAAGATTTCAACTCTCTGAAACTATTGAAGATAATAAAGCAAATCCAGTGAGAGTTGTAAGCATAACTGCAAATACTGGCGGTAATAATCAATCTATAGGATTAGTTAATCCAAGAATCGATGTTGTTAAAAATTCAAAATTAAATTTTGGACTTACAAGTAGTTCATTATTAAATTTTGATTTCAAATTGTTCTATGATAGAGAACTTACAAATGAATATTTAAGTTCACAGGATTCACCTGTATTTAATGTGGGCACTGGAGGAACTATCGGTATAGGGACTAACAACACCGATCCAATTGGTGCTGGATTGACGGTGCAATACTCAGCATCTTCACCAGGTAGATTATATTATGGATTAACAAAGGGTGGATTTATCAGCACAGCTGATACAGAAGTTGAAAATTATTCTGAAATAAGATTTATTGATAGTAAGTATAATGGTGAGTACAGAATATCTAATGTTACTGCAGACACCTTTGATATATCACCAAAAATACCAGAATTTTTAAGTTACACAAATGAACAGTGTGATAAACTTGAATACTCTACAAAGTCAACTACTGTTCATGGTGCGATTAAAAACTTTAATATAATTTCACCAGGATTTGCTTATAAAAAGTTACCACAATTTGAATCTGTTAAAAGTACAAGTGGAAGAGATGCAAACATTATTGCATCTTCAAATAAAATTGGAAGAATTAAAAAGATAAGAATTGTTGATATAGGATATGAATATTCGTCAGATAAAACTCTAAGTCCAGAGGCATTTATATCACCTGTTGTCAACATTGACAATCTTGACATAATTGGTTCAGTCAACATTGTTAGTGGTGGTGCTGATTATATGAGCACTCCTAATTTGATTGTATTTAATCCAGTATCAAATACAGTAGTGGATAGATTATCATTACAAGCAAGGACACCTAATCAAACAATATCTCATGTAGATGTATTATCACCAGTTACTGGACTTGATTCTGTTGTACATAAGATAATTTCAATCAATAACTCAAACGGAGTTGGAATCAATTCAGTTCAAATAAGCAATTCTGGTGTAGTTACTTGTTTCCTTGAAACACCTATTAACGGATTTGACACACAACCTTTCGCTATAGGTGATGAAGTATTTGTTGAAGGTATTCAAAGGGTAGGTGAAGTTGGTGTTGGAGCAACTCAGGGTGGTATATCTACGAATACCACGATTGAAGGCACTGGTTATAATTCCGATAATTACAATTATCAATTCTTCAAGGTTGATGATTATATTGCTGGAACACAGTGCATACTAAAGTTTAGCACAGCAGGGGTAACAACAAATCCTGGTATTGCAAAGACATTTCAATCAGGTTATGCGACATTAGTTAACAAGAGTAAATATCCTGTTATTGAACCAGTTCAGACAAGAGGTGTATTTGAATTAAAAGAAACATTGATTGTTGATTCAATAATTACAGATTTAAAGGTAATTGAAGTAAGAAATGATTATATAAAAATTGATGGTAAATTTAAGTTAAACAAAGGCGATAGAATAAAAGGTGAATTAAGTAATGTATCTGCAGAAATTACAAGTATTGTAGATAATCAAGCTAAATTTACAACCAATTTCTCAAACAAACAAGATTATGGTTGGTTAGATGATATAGGTAAATTGAACGAAGATTATCAAGTTATACCTGATAATGATTATTATCAAAATTTATCTTATACAGTAAAGAGTCCAATAGAATGGGATAAATTTGTCAATCCTGTTAACAGATTAGTTCATCCATCAGGACTTAAAAATTTTGCAGATACATCTGTAACATCAAATATTACTGTTGGAGTTGGTGAGGTAAGGGAATCAAATCAAGTTGTTGTATTAGATGTTGGAAACGTTCTTGAACTTAATGATAAGCAGAGAGTTGATGCAATCAATAATTTTGACTTTGCAAGGGATTTTGATACCAGAGTTAATGGTTCTAAGTTTTTAACACTTCAAAATAGAACACTTACAGACTTTACAAGATGTAAAACTAACAGAGTATTAGTTCATGATGATATTAGTGAGAACTTTTCTAGTGATGGTTTTGAAAGCACGAATACTGTAATTGAACCTTTAGTTGAAGATTTTGGTCATTATCTAATTCAAATTGTTGATCCTGATTCCACGGACACACAATTATCAGAACTAGTCACTTTAACAACTGAAAATAATGCCTTCTTACTTGAAAAAACAAGTGACTTTACATCAATTAAATTAGGTGATTTTGATACGGAAATATTAGCATCTGGAACTAAAAATTTATTATTTACACCGACTGAATTATTTACAAGAGACCATGATATTAAGGTGTTGAAAATAGATTTCAATACAGATTTAACTGGTATTGGAACAAATGGTATTGGAAATATAGATTTGACTGGTGTTAATACAGGTATTGGTTCAACTACAGTTGGTTTTGCATCATCATCTATACTTGAGGTTCCCACATATGATTTCAACGCATTGTATGCAACTATCTTTGTTCAGGATAGATTTACTAAAGAAGTAAATTACAGTGAAGTTATAGTTGACTATGATGGAACTGATACTACTATTGCTGAAACATATGTTGATACTAAGTCTGGTTTAAGTAATAGTGTAGTTGGAGTAATTACTGCAAGAGTAGAAAATAACCTCGTAAAATTACAAGTTGAAAATGATAGAGTTAATATTCTTGATGTTAGAGCAAATATTGTAGGTTTAGGATCTACTGCCACTGGAATTGGAACATATAGATTCTCTGTTTCTGGACAACCTGCAGGTGCTGAAAGAAGTGCAAGATTAGAATCTGGTTATGTCACTGGCACTGCAAGCACGATTACATATGCGACACTTAATAAGTTAATTGATAGCAGTTCTAAATCTATCATAAGGGTTTCTTGTGGTGAAACATCTGCAGTTCATCAAGTTATTTCAATAAGAGATGCTGATGATATTTTAACTGTACAATATCCTTTTGTATCAGCAGGATCAACTACAGGTATTGGAACATTCGGTGGTGAAATTAGTGGTGATGATATAAATCTAAGATTTTATCCTGATGCAGAGTTTGATTCGCTCATAGAAGTTCAGTCATATAATCAAATTTTATATACAGCAAGTGATTTTGAGAATACACCTCCTAATTTATCATACGGAACTGTTGATCAACAGATATTTTTAACAACATATGATGGTGCTGCAGGTCTTAGAGCAAATAAAAAAGATTTTATTCTTAAACATAAAGAAGTACCGATATATTCTAAAACATTCAATCCAACCTCTGGAATTATTAGTACAACAACAGGTATATTCACAATACCAAGTCATTTTTATAATACAAATGAAGAACTAACATATACACCAGGTTCCACATTTATTGGTATCGCTGGAACTGCTGTTTCAATTGGTGCAACAGCAAATATTGCTGGAGTGGTTACAACAATATTACCTAGCACTGTTTATGCCAAAGTATTAGATGAAAATAGATTCCAGTTATTTACAAGACCTGAGTATGTCGCTACAGGAACTGCTGTAACATTTACAGGACTAGGTGCTGGTAATTCACACAAACTATCAATGAGAAAACAACTCACTAAAACAATTATTGGTTTAGATGGTGTTGTACAACAACCAATTAGTTTCACTGCAATCACTCATAATTTAGGAGTTTTTGATGGGTTCACTTATAATAATGGTATCGGAATTGGACTTTCACAATTCGTATTAAGTGGAATTAGCTCTGTTCAACCTACTGATTTCCTCAGAATTGGTGAAGAGTATATAAAAGTTACTGAAGTTGGATTCTCAAGCACACCTACAGGTGTAATTAACGATTCAACTGATGTAGCACTTGGTATTGCCACTCTACCAGTTGTAAAAGTAGAAAGAGGACAATTAGGTATTGCAGCAACTTCTCATTTGGCAAATGCCACTGCAAGAGTACATAGAGGTTCATTTAATATTGTAGATAGTAAAGTCTTCTTTGCTGATCCACCAAAAGGTAATAATAGATCTAGAAGAGATGAAACTAATTTACCTTTTGTTAGAGCAAACTTCAGTGGTAGAACATTCTTGAGGAGTGACTATACAACAAATATGTTGTTTGATGATATATCTGATAATTTCACAGGTATAGGAAAAACATATACATTGACTGTTGGTGGAGCAAATACATCATCAGGTATAGGATTGGGTAATGGTGTTTTATTCATTAATGGTGTATTCCAAACTCCTCTTACAGTTAATAATACAGGAAATAACTACGAATTCCAAGCGGATACGACTGCAGGTATTTCAACTGTCGAATTTACTGGTATTACATCCACAAATGGAGATTTCATTGTTTCTGAATTTGATATTAATCAAAATCAAGTTCCAAGAGGTGGACTAATTGTATCATTAGGTTCTACACCTGGCACAGGATACGCACCACTACAGGGTGCGAAGGTAAAAGCATTTAAAAATGACGCAGGTGCAATTACGAGTGTTGTAGGTATCGCAACATCTTCAGGATTTAATCTAGGTATCCAGACTGCTGTGTATGACAATCTATCTGGTATAATTACAGTCACCACAGATAAAGTACACGGATTTGCACTTGAAAGACCTAACACAGTAAAATTAAAAAATCTTGAATTTAGTTGTGTAGGTTATAGTGGTGTCACAACTACGATATTCCAAGATCATGAAAGACCATTATTCCTAGTGGGTATTGTATCTGATAGATCATTTGAAGTACAAGCAGGTCCAAGCACTATTGTACACACATATGTTGGTGGTGGAGAAGCATTTGAATTCTTTGAAGATCTTACATTCGGTTCAGGATATCG